AGATTTTTTTGGCGGGTAAACCCTGGAATAACCTAAAAAATCTTTTTATATATTTCTTTTTTTATTTTTACTGGATTTATTGGATTTTCGGCTATAGTGATTATTTATTAAGCCAATGATTGGATTTCATTGGATTTATAATTGGATTTCATTTAAGCATCATAATATGTCATGTTAGTTTCTGCGTTTAATTGAATACGCTTGTAAGCACCAGCTGAATCAGCTTGTCCATCTTCATTACATAAACAAATTGCCATAAAATAACCTTGATTAGTTGCTGCATCAATACCATCATTATATCTAAGAGTTTTAGGAAGTGGTAATTTAGCAGTTGCAGAATAAAAAGAAGTAGCACCTAAAGGTGTATTTTCAGTTGTCACAGTAGCACCAGCAGCACCACTAAGATGGGTGCAAGCTGCCATCTTAATTGTTTTGGAATAAACAATTGTATATTCATCTTTATTGTAGGGACGGAAGAAATTATCAATACCGGAACCAAAAGATGTAGCAGCGTTACCATTTTGTAATATATTAGTTTGGCCATAATCATCTATTGAATACTTATGTCTAAATACAATTACTCTTACTCTAAATGGCACTCCTTTGTATGGATTTGTATTTAAAGCACCAGTTGTTGCATCAGTAGTTGGTAATGCACGAACAAAATACTTTAATATTAAGTTTTTAGGATAAATTTTGTTACCAATTTTTTGTCCTTCACCGGTACCATTAGGTACTGCTGGAATAATACCAGCGGGATTTGATACACCAGAACACCAACCTCTAAGATTGGCTACTCCGTCATATAACAAACCTGTACCTCTAATTAATTCATTATCAGCTAAACCAATTTGTTGAACTATCTTCAATTCATTGTTTTTCTTTAAAACATTCTTTACAATTTTCTTAATGTTTTTTACACGTTGTTTTTCAACTAAGTTTTTAACTTGTCTTTTAGGAACTGTTACTTTCGATTTACGAGAGTATCTTTTTCTGGGCATACTGGATTTAACCATTATATGATATAAACTAGATATTTTTATTTATATTATACAATTAGATGGTAGGGTCGTGTTCATCATACGAGGTAGCACGTTACCACTTCGTGGTAATGGTAAATAACCACCACCGTCGCATTATCTGAAGGCTCCCTTGTCTGCGACGCATTTTTAAAATTATTTATATACCCCAATCCAATGGGCTACATTCTATTGGATTTGTTGGAGTTGTTGGCTGCTGTTCTGGATTAGTATATGGGATTAATTTATTGTCTTCAAATTCCCAAATTTTCCATCTGTCATTTGATAATAATGTTGAATCAGGTGGAATGTTACTGAATACCCATACGGCTGGTGAGTCAATCCACCACGACTTGTAGTGGTGTCTAATATCATATAGCTTACCTTTCTTAATTTGTTCAATTGCTGAATACATACCATAGAGTTGGTCTTTTCTCATCGCGCGTGGAAGGTCAACAAATACTAAACCTGGAGTTCTGATGTGTTTGTCCATACAAATATTACATAATAATGCGATTAATTCTTTGAAATCATTTAATGGGGGTAAGTCTATTGCGTCATACATAAGCTCGGCTATTGCTGCTAATGTTGACTTTCCTTTCGATCCTGACGGGTCGAAAATCAAGTTCACTGAACGATTGTCGTTTTTTTTTGCGTCTTCTAATATAAACTGTTGCCATTCATATAGTTGAACGTTTCTGTATTGTTTTGGAATGTAAGTTACTAGTTCGGATTCAGTTTGTGAGTCCATATAAGGGCCTTCTATACGGGTGTCTTCTTTCATTTGGTAAAAAGCAGTCTTACGATGCTCTTCATTTGTTGTTGGCTGTAAGTAATTAAATAATGGTATGTTAGATTCCTTAAGTGCTTTCATAAGTTGGTCTTTGGTCCGCTTCTTAATTAAAGAAATGCGGCCTTGCCAGTGACGATAACCGGAGTCACCCTTCTCTAATTGAAATACCCATTTTTTAGCCCATTTTGAACAAAAAGTCTTTAAAGTGGAGGTGGTAAAGAGGTCTTCATTAGCTCTAATTTCCCAGACAGTGCATTGAGATGTCATTATAAACTGGGAGAGATTTTTTTGGCGGGTAAACCCTGGAATAACCTAAAAAATCTTTTTATATATTTCTTTTTTTATTTTTACTGGATTTATTGGATTTTCGGCTATAGTGATTATTTATTAAGCCAATGATT